CCCGCCTCTTCCAAAGCACGGATCACAGCAATGGAGTAGTATCGAGCCTTCGGCTTGATCTTCACTGCGAGATCACCATACTTCGAGGTGATGTTGCGACCATTGGCATCCTTGCCAAGGTTCAGTTCCTTGTGACGCTTCCACAGATCGAAGTAGTAGTCACAGACAGGGCACTTTTCACCCTGAGTCTTACGGCACTTGTAGTTTCGCCACATGCCTTGATCATCTTGGTACTTGTGTACCGAGCCCTCCGCAAAGAAGTCCAACGGATCTTCCTTACCTGGGAGGAAGCGAATGATGTTATCACCGTCCTCAAAAGTTGCCCAGTCGGACTTGCCTCCACCACCAGTGGCAGCAGGCTTGTTCTCCGA